GGCCCGAGATGGCTGACAGTCGTTTAGACCGCCATCTCGATCGGGCTGGTTAGCACAGAACAGCGCGTTCTGTGCCCGAACATGGCCGCATCGGAATAGGACATAGTGCTCATCACTATGCAGCCGTGTTTATAAGTGCCCCAGGCCTCCAATTCCAGGTCTGGCGCGTTAGGGTTACCACCCGCCTGAGCTATCGCCCACCGTAGAGTGTTGTCATCTATGCGACGTTTGGCGAGAGCTAAGAGCGGGTAGGGCGTCAGGACCCCCCATGGAGGACTCACCGACACGAGGTCGGCGACGGATGCCGTCCCTACCGCACTGGTCAGAGTCACTGGACCGAGTCGTACTGTCTCATACTCAGTATAACGGGCAGGTAAGCTTTTCCTGAAGCTGGCTTCCTGCATCTCGTCTACCACGGAGACCCCGGCACGGCACAGCACCTCGTTTTCCAGTTCGGAGGCGGTGTGTTTTAGATATTGGCTGGTAGCCGCGTGTGGCAACGGGGCTAGACCAAAGGAGTCGGTCGCTGCTATTTCGGTTATAACCCGGCAGCTCCGGTAGTACCCTGTGTGGGCGAATTGGGGTCCATCCTCAAGTGCGAGGGTCCCTAAGAGGAGCTCTTTTAGTTGACTGTGGGCCGGCTTCTTGAGGCCTGACATACGTCGGAGGCCCGAGAACAGGAGCAGTGGCAGTCTTGAAGATGAAGAGCGGTTGGCTAGGGTCCTCGCGGAAGACAGGATGGACTGTAGGGCTTGGGAGGGCGACAGCCGCGCCTCATTCACCCAGTTGCCGGCTATTATGCCGGCTACTCCACGAGCAAGGTAGCCCCTGGTGGTGCGCCCTTGCGTGGCTTGTCTCAAAAACTCGGTGGACACGTGCCCCACCGACTGTTTCATTGGGTTCATGCGTAGCTGTGACTTCGACAGTCTGTCACAGACGTAACCCGCTTCGCCGTACGTCCGCACGCCCAGATAAACATCGTCACCCACGTGCATGGCCTGGGAGCGGTTTATGAAGTCTTCCCCCAGTTCCAGAATCAGGTAGACCCTGTTTAGCACGCAGTTGATAAAGGTGGTGCCGCGGTGGCCGCTGTTCAGCGTGCCCCGAGACACGCCGATTTCGGTGTTCCCCAGGAAGATGTGCGAGCGCGTGAATGACGCAAGGAGAGGTACCGACAGGTGGGCCGGATATCCAGTGAGGTCGATAAGCTCTTCGAAGAGTACGACCATTGTCTCGGTCGCATGCTGTGAATTGAAGTCATCGTAATCCAACATCATGCTGATCCCCGAGCGGGCTCTAGCTGACCGCGTACGGAAAGACATGCCAGAGTGACCGCCCCGCCCGGGGTCGAGAATGCACTTGTCATGGCGCCAGCGTTTCTCTACAGGCGCAAGCAAGTGCTCGAAGGCGAGATAGTTTACCGTGTCACACGCGAAGATGGCTCTGGTCTTCCCGGCCTCCAGCTTCGGACTGGTGCTCACGTAGGTAGTACCATCCCACGTGGGCCTTGGATCCTCGGAAACGGACTCGAGCCAAGCCCGTCTATGCTCGCGCAGCATGCCCGACGGTTTGGGCGCCCTATTGTATAGGCGTGACACGTGTCCCGAGTGTGCTCCGTTGACTGCCCAGGCCCATCTAGACTGCCAGTGCTCCTCTAAAGTTGGAAACGCTACGCGGTGAGATCCCTGTTCTAGCCGGATCTCGTTAGACAACACGGACCTGATGGCAGCACGTAGGGCGTCCTTCTCGAAGACACAGACTTTGCCGTTCACAGCGTCGGATGTACGGTAACGCGCCTCCGCCTCCAGGTCGATAGGGTCGACGTCGCGTCCGCGGAGTGTGTTAGCCTCGACCAGAGCGGAACCCAGAGCGTTTCCGTTGCCGCCGACAGCCTTTAAAAAGGTCGTGAGCCCT